TTGAACAAGTAAAAGAAGCAGAAGTATTTGATACTCCAGATGGACCTGTTGAAATAGACATGACTGAAGATGGTGGAGCAGAAGTTTCTTTTGACCCAAACGCTACTGAAGCAGAAAATGTTGGTCACTTTGATAACATTGCAGAAGTTTTAGAAGATTCAGTAGGAGATCCATTAGCATCAGAGTTAATGGAAAAATATACAAATTACAAAGAGTCAAGACAAGAATGGGCAGAAAGTTATAGAGAAGGTTTAAATCTTTTAGGTTTTAAATATGTAAACAGAACAGAACCTTTTAGAGGAGCAAGTTCAGTTACTCACCCAGTATTAGCAGAAGCAGTAACTCAATTTCAAGCACAAGCATACAAAGAATTATTACCTGCAGATGGTCCGGTTAGAACTCAAATTTTAGGTTCGTTAAGTGTTCCTAAAGAAGAACAATCTAAACGTGTTAAAGATTTTATGAACTATCAAATTATGGATCAGATGAAAGAGTATGAACCAGAGTTTGACCAAATGTTATTTTATTTACCTTTATCGGGATCTACTTTTAAAAAAGTTTACTATGATGATCTACTAGAAAGAGCAGTATCAAAATTTATTCCGGCTGAAGATTTAGTTGTGCCCTACTCTGCAACCTCTTTAGAAGATGCAGAAGCAATCATTCATGTTATTAGAATTTCACAAAACGATTTACGTAAACAGCAGGTTAATGGTTTTTATAAAGACATTGATCTTGGTGAGCCCCCTGTTCAAGAAGATCAATTAAAAGAAAAAGAAAGAGAACTAGAAGGTGTATCCGCAAATGGCACAGAGGACATGTACACTATTTTAGAAATGCATGTTAATTTAGATTTAGAAGGTTTTGAAGATGTTAACCCAGAAGATGGAGAACCTACTGGTGTTAGACTTCCATATATTGTAACAATTGATGAAGCAAACGGTAAAATTTTATCTATTAGAAGAAATTTTGATGAACAAGATCCTTTAAAAAAGAAAAAAGATTATTTTGTACATTTTAAATTTTTACCTGGTTTAGGTTTTTATGGTTTAGGTTTAATTCACATGATTGGTGGTTTATCTCGTACAGCAACTGTTGCTTTAAGACAATTATTAGATGCTGGAACTTTAGCTAACTTACCTGCTGGCTTTAAAACTAGAGGTGTTAGAATGAGAGACGATGCACAACCATTACAGCCTGGAGAATTTAGAGATGTCGACGTTCCTGGTGGAAACATTAAGGATCAGTTTATGCAACTACCTTTTAAAGGACCAGATCAAACTTTATTACAATTATTAAATGTTGTAGTAGGTGCAGGTCAAAGATTTGCTTCAATTGCAGATATGCAAGTTGGAGATGGAAATCAAGGTGCCGCTGTTGGTACAACTGTGGCTCTTTTAGAAAGAGGATCTAGAGTTATGTCCGCAATCCACAAAAGATTATACGTGGGAATGAAAAATGAATTTAAATTATTAGCACAAGTATTTAAAACTTATTTACCACCTGTATATCCATATGATGTACCCGGTGCATCTAGACAAATTAAAGTTGCAGACTTTGATGACAAGATTGATATATTGCCTGTAGCAGATCCTAATATTTTTTCTCAAACACAAAGAATTTCTTTAGCCCAAAGTCAATTACAACTAGCGCAATCAAATCCTCAACTACACAATTTATATCAAGCATATAGATCAATGTATGATGCGTTAGGAGTAAAAGACATTAATGCAATTTTACCACCACCGGCACAACCAGTACCGATGGACCCAAGTTTAGAACACATTACAGCAATGTCAGGAAAACCTTTTCAAGCATTTGGTGGACAGGATCACAAAGCACACATCGATGCGCATTTAAGTTTTATGTCTATTTCTATGATTCAAAATAATCCAATGGCAATGGCAGCAATTCAAAAAAATATTTTAGAACACATTTCTTTAATGGCTCAAGAGCAAGTTCAAATAGAATTTGTAGAAGAGTTACAAGAAATGCAACAGATGCAACAACAACTACAACCATTAATGCAAAATCCTGCTGCGATGCAAAACCCACAAGTAATGCAAATGCAACAACGTATACAACAACTTACAAATAAAATAGAAGCAAGAAAAGCTATTCTAATTGCAGAGCTAACTATGGATTATGCTGAAGAAGAAGACAAAATTAGTAGTGAAGCAGGCGGTGATCCGTTAATTAAATTAAAATCTAGAGAACTAGACATTAAAGCTAAAGCAGATCAAGAAAGAAACTCTTATAATGAGGGTAGATTGAATGTAGATAAGATGAAAGCAATGATGAACGACACACATCACGATGAAAAACTAGAACAGAACGAAGAATTAGCAGAATTACGTTCAGATACGTCTTTAACTAAGGCGCAAATGTCTATCGATAGCAAAAAATTCGATTTTGGTAGAAATTTTAAGAAAAATTAAGTATAATAATCTAAAAGGATATAAATTATGAGCAAAGATTGGCAAAAAGGATCAACTTTCATGAACGACGACGTCAAGATCGAAAAAGAACTTGGTTGTGGTCCAGACGGTTATTCAACAGGCGGTAAAACTATCGAAATGACTAGTGGTACTGAAACACAAACTGTGACTGTTAGAGGAACTAAAGCAATGAGAGCTGACAAAAAACCTGTTAAAGCTAAGTGGTACTAAATGTGGTTATCGGCAATTAAATTAGCCGTTTCTGCTGGTAGTAAAATTTACGCTAACAAACAAAAGACAAAAATGGCTATGTCGGATGCGCAGCTTATGCATGCATCTCGTATGGCAAGTGGTGAGGAAGCTTACCAAGGAAAATTATTAGAATCAAGATCGTCCGACTGGAAGGACGAGGCAGTGTTGATAATACTAAGCGCCCCAATAGCAATTCTCGCTTGGGCAGTGGTGAGTGACGACCCCTCTGCAATGGATAAAGTGGATCTATTTTTTACACACTTCTCAAGTCTTCCATCCTGGTTTACTAATTTATGGATACTTGTAGTTGCGAGTATATATGGTATAAAGGGAACACAAATATTTAGAAAAGGAGTTAACAAATGAGAAACGATTACGGAACAAGATCTATGTATAAAGAAGGTGGTAAAACTTTAAAAGCAGTACCAGCAAAAAAGAAAAAATCACTAGGAAAACTACCTAAAAAAGTCAGAAATAAAATGGGCTTTAAAAAAGATGGTGGAAAAATAAAATAATGAAAAACTTTTTATGTTGGCCATTAGAAATTATCAGAACTGTTTATACTAAATTAGTAGATAAAGTTTTTGGTAAAAGATGTAAATGTGCAAACATAGAAACTAATCCAGTAACTATTGATGTCTGTAAAGACTGTGGAAAGGTACACAATGGCTAAACGTGGTTTGTACGCAAATATTCACGCGAAAAAAAAGAGAATCGCTGCTGGCTCAGGTGAGAAGATGAGAAAACCTGGATCTAAAGGCGCACCAACAAAAGCTAACTTCGTAAGATCAGCTAAGACAGCAAAAAAACCTAAAAAGAAAGCGTAATGGCTAGTGCCGCATGGACACGAAAAGAAGGCAAATCTAAATCCGGTGGGTTAAACGCTAAAGGTAGAGCAAGCTATAAAGGTGGCACATTAAAAGCCCCAACAAAATCTAAAACAAGTTCTAGACGTAAATCATTCTGTGCAAGAATGGGTGGAATGAAAAAGAAACTAACTTCAGCTAAAACAGCTAGAGATCCAAATAGCAGAATAAACAAATCTCTACGAAAATGGGATTGCTAAATGAGGGATACAAAACTCCTTGAAACTTTTTTAAAAAACAACTATAAGAAAATCAAAGAGATGAGTCTATTTAGAAATTTAAAAAAAGAAGTTAATGCAGGTGCTAATGGAACTCAAGACTATATAATTAAAAAAGGTCCTAATAAAGATAAGGTGGCTAAAAAATGAGAGAAGCAATATTAACGGCGTTAGAAGATAGATATAATGCACAGATATCAGAAGCAGATGCCACACTTAAAATTTACTTAGAAAATTCTGTAGGTATTGGAGAACATCCACAACACCTAGAAGAAGTAGATAAACAAATAGAAAAGATTGCAAATGCTGAAGAAAAGCTATTAGTATTACAACAATTTAAACTGTAAGGAGAGAAGATGGACGACATATTAATAATAAGTAAAACACAAAAATCACTACAACAAAGACTACAAGATATAGGAGATGTTCTTCTAGCTGGAGGGGTTGACACAATGG